TTTGCCAACCAAGGAGTTTCTTGAGGAGCACCCGGAGTTCAAAGACATGGAGTTCCGTGACCTGGCCGCTCTCAGGAGAGGCTGCAGCCAATGACTTGGATCAGCTACCGCAAAGGACACACAGTTTCTTTCCGCGTCAATGGCGGCTGGAAGAAGGGATTGATCAGCGAGGTCTACGCCGACAGCGTCTCTGTTACTTACTCAGTCGGATCCGCTGATCGAACTGCACGCATTTACGACTCACGAAACATCAAGCCATGGGAACCTACAAAAAACAAACAGGCATCGACGTTGAACGAGCAGCTGTCGTTCGACTCTTAAGCATGGCCAAGCAGCGATGCGCCGAGGCCGAAGAGGAAGGCGCGAACTACGTCTCAACCTGGTGGGGCGGCTATGTGCGAGCCCTCGAGGAAATCCTTGGCATGGAGATGGAGTGATGGGCTGGTCAATGACCACAAGGCTGCCTTGCGAAGGGCCAGAGCCAAGGCTTGGCGCCGGGATCAGTAGGCCGCTGGCCAAGGAAAGCACCCGCGAGTATCGGCTGCTGGTCAAGCAGCCTGGCAAGCCAGTCATGAGGCTGACCATCCCTGCGCCAAGCAAAGCCAAGGCGATCAGCTACTGCAAAAACCGCTGGCCCGATTGCACCGTGGAGGCGCTGCCATGAGCTTGCTCGATCAACTGACTGAGCTGTATTGGTCGCTTGGCGAATACAGCATTGACGATCGCCGTCGCATGAAGACGGTGGTTTATGAGATGGCAAGCCTCATCCGCACCTGGGCGCCAGACCCAGGGCAGGCCCGTATTTGTTACCTGGCCATTAACGAGGTGGCCGATCGGCTGATTAGAGAAATCGAAACGTGAGGTCAGGGCATCCGCATGGTGTAAGACCCGCCCGCCCAACCCAACCAACCAACCGCGACACGCCTCAAATGAAAATTGAAATTGTGACAATGACGCCGGAATGGGCGCTTCAAATACTCACCCAAAACACTTGCAACCGAAGACTAATTGAAAACATTGTGGCCAAGTATTCCCGTGAAATTGAGGAAGGCAGATGGAGGCTTACTCAACAAGGGATAGCCATAAGTACAGACAACGTCCTTCTCGACGGTCAGCATAGATTGACGGCTATCGCCAAAACCGGGATCCCCATGCAACTTGTAATGGCAACAGGTTGCGATCCTGATATTTTTTCCGTTATAGATACGGGAAGGGCACGAAGAGCTTCTGACATAATGAGCATAGTTGGTGCGCCAAACAGCACCACGCAAGCCGCTGGCCTAAAGCTCTACGCTCTTTACCTAAGCCGCCCTGGCGAGAATTGGCATAACAAGATTTATCCAAGCAATTCATATCTTACTGGCTTTTACAAAGAAGTAAAAACAAAAGCGGACTACGCCTCCGAGCTTGCCACAAGTGCTTACGCCAAGTTCCGGTGCATTAGCAAGTCTGCAACCATGGCGTTTATCCTGATCGCCTTGGATGCTGGCATTAAAAAAGAAGTAATTGAAGGATTTTGCCAAAGACTTGCCTGCGGTGCCGGCCTGGAGGCAGATTCCCCTGTTTTGCGGTATAGATCTGCATTGATGAATGGCTTGATTTCGACAAGAGCGGCAAAGCTATCTTCGGGCGGGCAGCAGCATTTGGCCTGCTTGATAAAGACTTTCAATTACGAGATGGACGGAGTGACCATGAAGTTGTTCAAGGTGCCGCCAGCTTTCCCGATGCCCCCGATCAATCTTGCGCCAGCCACAAAGTGAAAACCCTCATCGACACCGAGGTGTACCTCTATCGGGCCGCGACCGCTTGCGAGTTTGAGGCTGAGTGGGACACCGATGACTGGACGTACCTGTGCCGCCACGGCGATGCTCAGGCCGTCTTCCAGGACACCATCAGCGAGATCCGCGACACCCTCCCGGACCACAACCCGGTGCTGGTGTTCAGCGATCGAGTCAGCTTCCGCTATGGCATCTGGCCGCACTACAAGGCCAACCGCAAGAAGTACCGCAAGCCGGCTGGTTACCGGGCCCTGATCGAGTGGGTCTACAAGGTTGGCCCGGCTCGCGGCTGGGAGGTAGTGCGCCTGCCGGACATCGAGGGCGACGACGTGCTTGGCGTTCTCTACGAAGAGGGCGACGTGATCGTGTCAATCGACAAGGACATGCTCACGCTTCCAGGGCTGCACCTGCGGGACGGCGAGGTGATGGAGGTCAGCCGGCTGGAGGCCGATCGCAACTTCTACACCCAGGTGCTGGTGGGCGATGCCAGCGACAACTACCCCGGCTGCCCCGGCGTCGGTGCAGTAGGGGCGGCCAAGCTCCTCGCTGACTGCGCTGCAGAGGTGGAGATGTGGGAGGTCGTGCTCGAGGCCTTTTCCAAAAAAGCTCTCGGCGAGCCACATGCCATCACCCAGGCCAGATGCGCTCGCATCCTTAGAGCTGGCGAGTACGACTTGACTGCCCAGGCTCCCCTGCTATGGAGTCCGCCGGTAATCTGAGGTTGATCTGCATGTCTGCAGTGTTGCAGCCGATCGTCACTGATGAGCTGATTCAAAAGCTCAAGAGCGTTTTCCCCGACGCTCCAAGCAGGTCGATGTCTCATCGGGACATTGACCACTGGATTGGGCAGCAGGAAGTGGTCGGCTATTTGATCAAGCTGCTGGAAGAACAGCGCTCTGACCCGCTCAACCTGGAGGCCCTCTGATGTGCTTTGGAGGTGGCGGCGGCAGTCCAGCGACGATCGTCATGCCCGACACCCGGGCTTACGACCGTCAGGCTGAGCTGCAAATGCAGGCAATGCGCGATACCCAGAACATGGGACTGTCGCTGAAGCAGCTTGAGCTGAACCGCGCCATGAGTGCGCAGCAGCAGGTCTTGTCTGACTTCAGGGATTTCAAGATCGAGCAGGCAGACAAGCAGCAGTTCAAAGCAGAGGAGACCAGCGCCAACGCCGCTCGCATCAACGCGCTGATCGGGGCCCCTCCGCCGCAACCATCCGCGAAGGCACCGGTTCTTGGCTCCGACCGGGAAGGCCTTGTCAAAGCAAAGGGCAAGAAAGGCTTGCGCATTGACCGCGTCGGCCAGGCCGCTCCCTCGTCGCAGGGCAGCGGCACCGGCTTAAACATCGCTACCGCTTCCTAGCCATGTGCTTCTTTCAATCCGCCCCTGCCGCGCCTCAGATCATTTATCAAGGCCCAAGCCAGGCGGACATTGACGCCAACAACAAAGCGCTTGAAGCGTATCGGCAGCAGTCCGTAGCGCAGCAGCAGCAGTTCTCGGCCGCTTTGCAGAAGCAAATTGACGACGCTAATACCTTGGCCGCAGGCCAGCGCAAGCAGCTTGAGGATGCTCGTGCAGCAGCAGAGGCAGGTTTAACAAGTCAGAAGCAAAAGGCCGAGGAAGAGCTGCTGTCGCAGCGGCAAAAGGCAGAGCTCGACATGCAAGCCCAAAGGGCTGCAGCGTCTTCTGACATGGCCGCCCAGAAGGCCGCGGCCTATGGCACTGCAGTCACGCAGGCCACGCCGGAAAACGCCCAGGTCACGCAAGCGCCAAAGGCCAAGGAAAAGATTAAGGGCAGCCTGAAGATCGCTCCTGGCGCCACGGCTCTCAGCCAAGGCAGCGGCCTGAACATTGGAGTCTGACCATGTGCGCAGGTGGCTCTCCTTCTTACAACCGCCCGATCGAGCAGTACGGCGATGCCGAGTTGATGTCGCTTAACCCAGGCCCGGCGCCCACAAGGCCAAGTGACTTGATCAGCTACGAAGGCACCTTTGATGATGGGTCAACAAACACCGTCTATTACACCCAAGACCCGAATACAGGCGAGCTCACGCGATTTGACGAGCAGTCATTCAATGAGCAATACGACCAGTGGTCGCAAATGAACGCCGCTTATGGGCCAGCGCAAGCTGAGCTCAAGCGCAGGGAAGACATCAAGCGCCAGCTTGAAAATCAAAACCAGGAGCGCGAAACAGCTTTTAAGACACAGCAAGCTGAGCTTGACAGGCTGAAGAAAGCCCAGGAAGACGCGCAAGCCACTCAACAAAAAACGATTGCGGACTTGGCTGCCCAGCGTGATGCCGAGATGTCGCGGATTGCCGCTACGAGAGCCGAGCAGGAAGCTGCAGTGGCGCGGCAGCGCCAGCAGCAAGAGGCAGCTCTGGCCGGGCAAAGAGCAGCGCAAGAAGCCGCCATTGCTCAAGAGCAGCTTGGCACTCAAGCCGTATCGCAGTCCATGCGAGTGCTTGCCATGCAGAACGCTCAAGGTTCTGCCCCAACGGCTCAGCAGACCAGGGGCAGAGCGCCAGCAAAGGCGCGAGCAAATGCAGCCTCAAACGATTTGCGGATCGGTTCTTCCGGCCGCAGCTCGGGAGTAGGCGTCAACATCGGAGGCTGACATGTCCTGCGCCAAACGCTACAGAGCTCTCGAGTCAGATCGGAACTACTACCTCGAGCGAGCGCGCAGTTCAGCGCGACTCACCCTGCCGTATCTCATCCCACTGAGCGACGAACCTTACGCGCACGAGAGCCAGACCTTTCCGCTTCCGTGGAATGGCATCGGGGCCAGGGGCGTTCACAACCTTGCAAGCCGTCTGCTGCTGGCACTGCTGCCGCCGACTGAGACGTTCTTCCGCTTCACGATCGACGAGATCGAGATGCTCAAAAGCGAGCGCCAGATGGCCGCTGCAGGGGCCAGCTCCGACGCCATTGGCAAGCAGCGCAGCGAGTTTGATCTGGACCTGGCGCGGCTAGAGCGGGCGGTGCTGCGCAGCATCGAAACCAGCAACGACCGTGTGGCCGTTCACGAGATGCTGCTGCACCTGGTCATCGCCGGGAACGCCTTGATGTGGGTCTCGGACAAGGGGCTCAAGTGCTTTCACCTGAACCGCTACGTCTGCCGGCGGGACATGATGGGCAACCCTCTCGAAGCCATCGTCTGCGAGCAGCTGTCTGTTGAGTCGCTGGATGACGATGCTCGCCAGCTGCTTGATGACGAGGACGGCGAGGTCGAAGGCATCCTTGATGACGACTCGGCGCCCGAATACGAGCGCGTTGTACGCATCTACACCCACATCGAGTGGGAAGGGAAAAAGGTCAAGTGGTATCAGGAGCTGAAGGACAAGGAGATCCCTGGCACTCGCGGCACCGCCAGCTTGAGCGAATCGCCCTGGCTGCCTTTGCGCATGTACCGGATCGACGGTCAGGGCTACAGCCCTGGCTATGTCGAAGCGGCTTGCATTGCCGACCTCCAGACGGCTGAAGCCCTGAGCCAAGCGATTGCTGAAGGATCGCTGGTGTCTGCTCAGGTCAAGCATCTGGTCAAGCCCAGCGGCATCGCCAATCCCAAGAAGTTGGCCGAGGCCCCCAACGGCGCCTATTTGCCCGGCAACCCCGATGACGTGTTCACCATCCAGGTGAACAAGGCAGCCGATCTGAATGTCGCTGCCCAGGGCCTGGCGCGGATTGAAGCCCGCCTAGCGCAGGCGTTCATGCTGGCTGACGTGCGCGACTCAGAGCGCACCACTGCCGAGGAAGTGCGGCTGCAAGCGCTGCAGATCGAGAACTCTCTTGGCTCCATCTACGCGATCTTGACGACCGAGTTCCAGCAGCCGTATGTGGCCCGCAAGCTGGAGATCCTGACCCGTAAAGGCAAGCTACCCAAGCTGCCTGAGTCGCTGGTCAAGCCGGTGGTGAGCGTCGGCTTGGCGGCCGTGGGCCGCGGCAACGACCTCGAAAAGACAGCGCGTTTTATGCAGATTCTGCAAGGCGCGCTGGGACCGGAGGGGATCGCCACCTACGTGATGCCAGCTGAGCTGATCCGCCGCCTGGCTGGCGCCATGGGCATGGACATCATCGGCCTGGTCAAGACCGATGAGCAGCTGGCTGCCGAACAGCAGCAACAGCAGCAGATGGCGATGGCCCAGCAGGCGCTTCAGGCCGGCATGGGCGACCCGCAGAAGCTGGCCAACGCTGCTGCAACAACGCAAGAAATGGCGGCCCCGCCGCCTTCACCCGAAACCCCTGAACAGGCCCCCGCATGACCGCGACCCCCGCCCCTGAGCTTCAAGACCTGCTGGCCCCGGGCCAGGAAGACATGATTGACGGGTTCCTCGAGGAGCTCGAGCAGGAGCAGGCTGAGCTGAATACATCTGAGCCACAGCAAGACCAACAGCTGCTGGCCGGCAAGTTCAAAAGCACAGAAGAGCTTGAGAAGGCCTACCTCGAAGCACAGCGCCTGATTGGTCAGCGCGGGCAAAAGCTGCCCGAGCCTCAAGAAGAGGCGGCACCGCTGACGCCTGAGCAGTACACCCCTGAGCTGGGCAAGCAGCTCTATGGGGACACGGTGGCCACGGCCATTGAGGCCGCCGAGATCAACCCGCTCGAGATGGCCGAAAAGGTTTATTCCGGCCAGGACGTCAGCAGCTATGTCGATGCCTTGGTGGACAAGGGCGGGCTGCCTCGCCAGGTGGTGGAGACGTATCTGCAAGGCATTGCTCCGGCCAAGGCGCCGTCCGAAAGTTCGGCCGCGTCCCTTACTGAAACGGACGTGTCCGAACTGAAAGCCATGGTCGGCGGCGAGCAGCAGTTTCAGCAGCTCAGCCAGTGGGCGATGGACAACCTCGAACCACAAGAGCTGGCCGATTACAACGCGGCAGTGGACAGTGGCAACAAGGCTGCGGCTCGCTTTGCCTTGAAGCAACTGCAGGTGCGCGCCGCGGCTGCGGGCACCAGCGAGCCGAAGCTGATTGGAGGTGGCTCGGCAATCAAAGCCGACGTGTTTGAAAGTGATCAGCAGGCAGTCGATGCCCGCAGCAAGCGCGACAAGAACGGCAAGTTCCTGTACGAGACGGACCCGAAATACAGGCAGTGGTACGACAAGACCCTTTCCAGGTCAAATGTATTTCTGTAAGGTTTGGGCATGAGTTGATCTGCACCCGTGCAACAACTTGGGCCTCCCTAGGGAGACACCCCATGCTTGCCAGGCGGAACGGCAGGAGCTCCCTACCCAACTAGGCCAATGGCCAACGCTTCTCTCGACCGGATTGGTCAAATTAAAGGTGCAGGTGCAGTTGACGCCCTGTTCCTCAAACTCGGCATTGCCGAGCTGCTTTCTGCTTTCGATCGCGCCTGCGTTTTCAAAGGCAAGATCCGCGAGCGGAACATCAAAGGCGGCAAATCGGCAGCGTTCCCGGTTTCGGGTCGCGCTGATGCCGCCTATCACGTCCCGGGCACCCCGATCCTTGGGGCCACCAACAGCCCTGGCGACCGCAATGAGCAGCTCATCAACCTTGATGGCCTGATGATTGCGGACCAGGTCATCTATGACCTGGACGAGATGATGAACTACTACGACGTTCGTCAGGACGTCACTCATCAGCTCGGTCAAGCCCTGGCCCGGGAATGGGATCGCCGTGCAGCTCGCGTGCTGTACGCCGCTGCCAAGACCACTACTGAGCCTCTCTCGAAAGCCGGCAACGCCGGTCGCATCGGCCAAAGCCAGACCCTTTCGGCTGGCTATGCCGCTGCTTCCGCCAACGCCAAGGGCGATGAGCTGGTTTCAAAGCTCAGTGCTCTAAAGGTGGCGATGGCCAAGAAGGACGTGCCCACCAGCGACCTGCTGTGTGTGGTTGGTCCTGACGAGTACGACTTCCTGCTGGACTCCACCCGCGCCATCAACGCGGACTTCAACGGAGCCAGCGGCGAGAACGGTTCCTTCGCCAGCGGCCGCGTGCTGCGGGTGAAGGGCATCCCCGTGATCGAGTCGAACCACGTCACCCAGGCCGCCTACACCAACGGCACCTACGACAAGAACACTGCCTACCAGCAGGACCTGTCGAAGTGCAAGGCGATCGTGTTTCACCGCGATGCCATTGGTGTGCTGACCCTGCGCAGCCCCAGCCTGCAAGTCACCCCTCAGGGCGGCGACTTCAACATCATGTACCAGGCCAGCCTGATGGTCGCCCGTATGGCGATCGGCATGGGTGTCCTGCGTGCTGAATGCGCTGGCGTGATTGAACTGCCCTAGGTTTCTGGGCGGGATGTTCGAGCCCTCTGCTTCATTGCAGGGGGCTTTTTTGTGCTTGCCGATAGCATGAGGACTGCACCCATGCAGAACCCCGATGGGTCTCGCCAATCAGGCCATCACTCCGGGCCGCACCACGCTGCTGGAGGCGGTGAACATTTGCCTGCAGAACATCGGCGAGCAGCCGGTCAACAGCCTTGAGAACCAGCAGATCGTTGAAGCGACGATGGCTGAGCGCACCATCCTTGAGTTCCACAAGGAAGGCCAGACCCGGGGCTGGAGCTGGAACAGCGAGCAGGCCTACGAGTTCGTCAAGAACAGCGCCACCAACCAGATCACGGTTCCAGCGAACGTGGTCTCGTTTGCCACGGACGCGTACCGCTGGGCAGGGCGTTTTCAGTTGCGCGGCCAAAAGGTCTACGACAAGGAGAAGCGCACCTACAACCTTGAGGCGGGCATCACCAGCCTTGAAGCAGATGTGGTCTGGCTACTGCCTTGGGACGAGTGCCCAGAGGCGTTCAACCGCTTCATCACCATTCGCTCGGCCCGGGTGTTTAGCGATCGCGTCCTGAGCTCTGACGCGATCTTCAAGTACACGGCGCTGGACGAGCAGAACGCACTGGTTGAGCTGCAGCGCGTAGAGCTCGAGCAGGCCCAGGCCAACAGCCTGACCGGCGGCCCTGGCCTCAGACCCTTCCCGACGTACTCGCCAGGCCTGGGGCTGCTGGGAAGAAACGAGGGCTACCTCCGTGGCTAATCTCGTCAGCTACACCATCCCCAACCTGATCCAGGGGATCAGCCAGCAGCCGGACGCGCAGCGTGAGCCGAGCCAGGGCGAGGTACAGATCAACGCAATGAGCTCGCTGGCCGAGGGCCTGCGCAAGCGCGAGTCATCGCAGGTCATCGCCAAGGTCAGCAACACCAGCTTCGGAGACGTCTACTTCCACCAGATCCTGCGGGATGCAGGTGAGAAGTATCTGGTGGTGGTGGGCAAGACGGCCATCAAAGTGTTTGACCTGGACGGTGGCGAAAAGACCGTTAGCGCGCCTTACGGCTACAGCTACTTGTCCACGGTGCTCAGCGCCAAAGCCGACATCCGCGCGGCGAGCATTGCCGACTACACCTTCATTTCCAACACACGGAAGGTCCCCGCGATGGACCCGGCCCTGGCTCCTGCTGTGGCCAGGCCCGCAGCGCATGAGGCATTGGTTTGGGTCAAGGCAGCGAACTACGGCCAGACCTACAAGGTCAACCTGAACGGCACGCAGGCGACGATCACGACTGCGGTCGCTCCGATCATTGTCAGCGGTAGCACGACCACAGAGAACAGGATCAGCACAGAGGACATCGCCGAAAACATCAGGACGTCGTTGAGCGGCGTTTCGGGCGTGTCGATCGTAAGGAAGGGCAGCGTGCTGCATTTCACCAGCAGCAACGCCATCACGATTGCGGCTTCTGATGCGCGAGCCAACGCTGACATCACTGCGATCACAAGCTCAGTGCAGGCTTTCACCGAGCTGCCGACGATTGCCCCGCAGGGTTACCAGATCGAGGTTGTCGGCGACCCGGGCAACAAGTTTGACGGCTACTACGTTCAGTTCGTGCCGCGGACAGGAGCTGGCACGTTTGGCGAGGGCTCCTGGCAGGAGACGGTCAGCCCAGGGGTTGAGTACAGGATCGACTCGGCGACCATGCCGCACGTGCTGGTGCGCCTGCCAAGCGGAACCTTTTACTTCGGCCCGGCCAACGGCAGCACCCAAGGCGGCGTCACGGTTCCGTCTTGGGGTCAGCGCAGCGCTGGCGACTACGACACGGCACCCGACCCCAGCTTCATTGGCTTCCCGATTCAAGACGTCTTCATTTACAAAAACCGGCTGGGTTTCCTGGCTGATGAAAACGTCATCCTGAGCCGGACGCGGGACTTTTTTGAGTTCTTCCCGGAGACGGTGACCACTGTCTTGGACACCGACCCGATCGACTTGACGGCCAGCAACAACCGGGTGTCGGTGTTGCGCTACGCGATCCCGTACCAAGACGAGCTGATCATCTTTTCTGACCAGATCCAGTTCCGCTTCAACGCAGCTGAGACGATCCTGACCCCGGCCAGCGCCGTGATCACGGTGTTGACCCAATACGAGATTGACCCGAACTGCAGGCCGATCCCGGTACAGGGGACGATCATCTTCTGCCAGGCCAACGGTCAGTGGAGCCAGTTCCGTGAGTTCAGTGTTCGCGGTGCGGGCACGGCCCTGGTCGCCGACGCTTCCGACCTGACTGGCTACGTCAGCAGCTACATCCCCTCTGAGGTGTTCAAGTTGACGGCGAACGACACCGGCAACAGCTGGTTTGCCGTCTCAAGCAAGAGCGGCTTTGCCGATCGGATCTACGTCTACAAATACTTCTACCGGAATACTGGCGGCGGGGCCGAGCGGGCGCAGAGCAGCTGGAGTCATTGGCAGCTCAGCGGGGCCGACAAGATCCTCTCGATCCTGTGCGTGCAGGAAACGATGTACCTGCTGCTCGAGTACGGCACCCAGGTGTGGCTCGAGAAGATGCAGGTCTCGGATCGCCTGAGTGACGTCACGCCCAACCCGTATCCGCTGTTGCTGGATCGGCGGGTGTCCACTACCACCGAAACACCAGCCGCGATCCGCGTGGCGTCAGGCGCCTACAACGCCACCACTAAGCAGACGACGTGGACCCTGCCTTACACGGTCGCTGCCCTTACCCAAGCCTGGTCTGGCTTTGGCCCGACAACCAACGGTGGGGTTCTGCTGGGCTCAGCCACCAGCGGCAACACGATTACGGCCAATGGCAACTGGTCAGGCAAGCCGATCTATTTCGGCGAGGCCTATGACTTTGTCTACCGCTTCACCCGCTTCAAGCTCTACAAGGAAGTTGGCGGCGGGAAGGTGGCAGCCAACGTCGAACGCACCCAAGTGCGTCACGCCAAGCTGCGGTACCACGAGACCGCGTTCTTTGAGGTCCAGGTCATGGCCGAGCGCCGTGATGCGGCCCTTTACAAGTTTGACGGCACGGTACTGGGCAGTCGCAACTCAAGCCTGGGCAGTGCCATGCCAAATGGCTACGACCCCGAAAACGACCGCTATTTCGAGGGCGTCTTTCAAATCCCAATCGCAAGCAAAGGCGAGAACTGCATCGTCGAGCTTCACAACGACACGGTCCATCCCTGCAAGTTCAGCACCTGCGAATGGGTGGGGCTGGTGACCAGCCAAGCGAGGAGCCTGCAATGAAATGGTCTGAGCCGACTCTTGCAAGGGTGGAGAGCGTTGCGGCCCAGCTGCGCTACCAGGATCAG